AACAGCAGCAGCGGCCCTTGAAAGCGTGAAAGCGGTATTCACTTCCGGCTTTATTTTCCTTGATAATCTGACAGACGGTAAACTAGCCGCGATCCGAGACAGGTTTTCTGAAAAATTGACGGCAGCGGGCAATGCGGTCAGCTCGGCGCTGGAATCGGTTCAGGCAGTTGTTTCCGAAAAGCTGAACCATATCCAGATGGTTTACCAGAGTCACGGCGGCGGGCTTCAAGGTGTGGCAGCGGCAGCAATCGAGGGCGTGAAAAACATTTACAGTATGGGCTTTTCTGCGCTGGATGCTGCCACGGGCGGCAGGCTTTCCGAAATTCGGAATAAATTCTCGTCCGCAATGATTGGGATTGTGCAGGGCGTCCGGCAAGGCTTTACGAATGTACGGACAGCGTTTTCAGTTGGTCTCAATAATATCCGCAATATGATTTCCGGAGCTGTAAACTGGTTTTTCCAGTCTGGCCAGCGGGTGGTGACAACCTTTGCAAATGGTATCCGTTCTGCCTTTGGGACTGCGGTTTCAGCGGTAAAAGGCGGCTTGCAAAATATTCGCAATATGCTTCCCTTTTCCGATGCAAAGGAAGGGCCGCTTTCAACCTTAACGCTTTCTGGGCAGCGCACTATGACGACCTATGCACACGGCCTGACGCTGGCGCAGAATGCTCCGGCAGAAGCAATAGAGCAAGGACTTACGCGAACACGCGCTGCATTGACCCGTGAGGAGCCCAAGAAAATCAGTATTCGAAATTCCGATAAAGTACAGTCTGATGAAGACTCCAACAACGGCGAAAGCAGCGGCAAAAATGTGATTATTCAGAAGCTGCTTTTGCAGGTTGATCTAAAGAAAATTAAGGATTTGCAGCTGCTGTTAAATCTTTTGAAGGATGTCGAAGACTATGCCAGCAGCAACGGCGAAATGGGGCCGGACGACGATCCCGATGCTGCATTTGCCCTAGCATAAAGGAGGACGGCAATGATTTACGTTGAAGATGAACGAATCAAATTAAACGGGGTCGTCCTCCCGGGGCTTGTGAAAAGTATTGAAGTTACTGAAACCGCAAAAATTGACGAGCAGGAAGTCGAGGGCAGCACGGTCAAGCCCAAACAGGCCACCGGCTATGAAGACGCAAAGGTCAATATTGAACTGATTATTGACGACACGCAGACGCAAACCCGCTACGAACGATATGCCGTGCTGCGGGCGATCTTCCGGTCATCCGGGCAGACTGTCCCGCAGCCCATTCCAATTATCAGCGAGGATACAGCGGCGCATGGTATTGAAAAGGTGATTTTCAAGAAGCTCACACATAAGGGTGAAAATAAGAAATCACAGCTTTCAGTAAACATCGAATTATGGGAGTATATTCCGCAGACGATTACGGCGGTTTCTGCTTCCTCGGCTGCTGCATCAAAGAAGTCCGGCAGCAAAACGGCAGATTCGTCCGACACACAAAGCACCCTAAACCCTGACTATCAAAAGTATCTGGAAACAAAACGCGGGAAATCGCCTGCTGTAGATGATGCAAAAAGTAAGGCGGCACTTGAAACAGTTGCAAAAATGCCATTTTAGGGGGGTGTTTTCTCTGAAAACGACAGAGCTTTATTATCCGCAGGTCACGGCCCATGTAGGGCCGTACAGCTTTACACAAGGGATTGAGGTAGAAATCCACTCGGCAAAAACATCATATTTTGACTGGGCAAAAATCCGCTTTACCAAGCAGTATAAGCCAAAAATCAGTCTGAATCCCCAGTCCCTCTGCTTGATTGAAATGGGCTATAACGGCGTGCTGAATGAGGTCTTTACCGGCTATGCCGTCAGGCCATATGACAGAGGTACTTATGCCGATGAAATCACCATGAAAGATGAAATGATGCTTCTTGAAAGCACGATTATAAATGATACTTTCATGGACACCACGCCACAGGAAATGATTTCATTTTTTCTTGCAAAGGCGGGCGTTTCCAAGGCGAAGCTGTCCGGCAGGCATTACCCGGTGCGCCGTCTGGTTTCCATCCGAAAGCAAACCGCCCGGCAGGCGATCGACACAGTAAATGCAGCATGGAATATCCGGGTTCCGTTTTTCTTTTCGGGCGGTGTGTTCTATTGGGATGAAAAGCCGGAACAATCAAAGGTCTATACTTTTGAATACGGCGTAAACATTATCAGATTAAGCCGGACAAGCGGGGTGTGGGAGCTTGAAACGATTTCTGCTCCCTTCGTAAAGCACTCGCATAAAATCAATGTAATTCATCCGCGTATCAATGGCGAATTTGAGGTTTCAAAGGTTGTTTCCACTACAAATGAATCCGGTTTTATCCGTACATATATTTATTTCTAAAGGAGGAGCTTTTCATGCTGCCGGAAATGATAAAATCTGTTGTAAAGAAACTGTTTGCAGAGGATTACCCGCATCTGAAACTCCCGGCGATTGTTTATGCCAAAGTCAGCGCAGCCCGGAAACTGGATGCTTTTGAATGGCGTGAGCTGGTGATTTACAACGATGAAAGCGGCGGCAGTTATCGGGCGCATATCAAAGCAAACTGGTATGAATATACGCTGACCATACTTGACCGATTCGGCAGCATTGATTCAGCATTCCCAGTGCTGCCGCAAATCAGATCCCGAAAGCAATTTAAGACGGGCAGTATCGTTGCGGTTGCCCTGCCGTATGGTGAGCTTATTCCTTCCATTATTGGCGAGGTGCGGCTATGACTGGTTTGCATGATATAGATATCAAATTAGGTGATAATTGGGAGCTTACACAGGCGGCTGACGGTGACGCGCCGCTGTGTTCAGAGCTTGACTGCCTTTATCAAAATATTGTCCTTGAAGCACTGACGCAGCCAGGCGATTTATTTTATGATGCAGAATGGGGCTGGGGGCTGTATGAATTTATCCAGTCCGAATTTGACGAACTAACTCAGCTGGAAATTACACAGCGGGTCAGAAGCAAACTCGAACGGCGTGAGGTGATTTTGCCGGAAAGCATAGCGGTAACGCTTGACCTTCAAAATGATAACCTTATAGTCCGTACTTCCTTCCAGTTTGCAGAAGAGAACGAACCTCGGCAGTTAAATATTGTGGTGGATTCCGTCAGCGTGGAGGTGGTCTCAAATGATTGATAAAAGTATACTGGATGAAGTCCTGCCTGTCCCTGATATGGATACGCTGCGCGATAAGAAGATTGCCGAGTTGCAAGAGGCAGGATTTATAATCACAAACTTTCATTCAGGTGGTATTTTTTATACCATGCTGATGATTGTACTGCGCGTTAAAATCGAGCTGATACAACTGTTGCGGACAGTGCTAAACAATCTATTTGTATCGCACGCGACCGGCGTATGGCTTGACCTTAAAATGGCGGACTATTCCAAGAAACGGAAGAAAGCGCAAAAGACGCAGGGGCTGGTCACAGTCTCACGATTGGATGCAGAGGGTGAGGCAGTCAAGATTCCAAAAGGCACAGTATTCAAAACGGTGCAGGATATCAATGGTGAAGAGCTGCGGTTCTTTGCGCTGGAGGCTGCGGTGCTGCAAAAGGGTGCTCAAACTGCGGAAGTGCCGGTCGAGGCGGAGCTTGAGGGGACACGCTATAATGTCCCGCAGGAACAGATCACCCGCACATTAACCTATCTTGGCGAAGTTTCGGTCAGCAATACGAAAGACTGGATCACCCGCGAGGGCAGCGATACCGAGGACGACGAAAGTGCCCGAACCCGTACCCTGCGTTCGTGGTCGGAGCTGGCACAGCGGGCAATAGAAGACACCTTCGTCAATACCGCCGAAAGCGTTCCGGGGGTGCTGTTTGCGCAGGCGGACTGCCTGCATCCGCGCGGACAGGGCACGGTCGATGTGATTGTTACAGGCACGGCTGGCGAAGCGACAGAAGGCCTGTTAAATGATGTGCGCAAGGCGGTTGCACAGATTGCGGGGCCTTATGATAATATCCTTGTGAAGTCGTCTGTCACAGTTCCGCAGGATATCGCAGTTACGGTTACAGTCAGCAATGCGCCGGATAATTCGCAGATTGAGAACCGCGTGCGGACAATCCTGACCGGGCTGCTCGCTGTCCGGAAGGGCCGCAGGCTGCATGAGCTAACCTGTTCCGATATCAATTTAGCAATTCGCAGCGGCTGTGATACGGTCACAAATGCCGTGGTTACGGTTCCAGCTGCCGATGTCCGATTAAGCAGGGATAAAGTGATTATCCCGGGCACGATATCGGTGACAGTGGAAAGGTTGTGATGGCGTGAAACGGTTTGAGCATTTCGGTGAGTATATGTTTGATTTGCTGTTCGCACCGCTTAAAAAAGGCAGACAGACTTTGAATCAGTTTTTCATCTTTTTTAGAGTTGTCGGACGCGAGTTTGACGACCTGAAACAAATGTTTTTCCGGGTTCGTGATGAGGCCAATATTGCCAGCGCGTCCGAGGCCATGCTTCCGGTTCACGGACAGGATCGCGATATGCCGCGATTGCTGGGCGAGGATATCGAGCACTATCGTACCCGGCTCGCAATGAAGGGCATTATCTCAGAATGGGGCGGCACACGGCGTGGAATCCTGTATGCACTTACCGCACTTGGTTACGAGCTAAGCCGTCTGGAGCCGATGTACCAACGCGACCCGGAACGCTGGGCGGAGTTCACCGTTTGGCTCAAGGGCGAAAAGCCGAGCAGCGTTTATAACCTGAAAGTTATTGATGATGAGATATGCAAAATCAAAGAAGGCAGCAGCCTTCCCGCCTATGGCATGGAAAGCGGGAACCGTTTGGTTTTTCGTTCGCGGCTGGAATGTGGTTTATCAGATTATCCGCGCTGCGGTCAGCTGGTGTGCGGTGTCTGGCCGTCCCTTGCAGCGACCGGTTATTTACTGGAATCTGGGATTTCGATACATCATCAGACAGAATCAGGTACAGTACAGTTTCCAAGGACTGGTACAATTACTGCTTCCGAAAAAATGCTACCATTATGATAACCAAATACTTTATGCAGGCTTTGAATCTGAAATCGTTTTGAACAGTGCGGCCTGCGAAATCGAAGAGGGAAAGAGGGCTGACAAATGATAAGAACTTTAACCAGTACCGGTATACAAAAGATAGGACGGCGGTTCGTGGATTCTATCGACCACGCAGCTTATACGCTGAACGGTGAACCGCAGACAATCCCGCTATTCCGCAAGTCGGCGGATGATGATGAAATCCGCATTTATATCTATTTTGATGATACTTTTCTTGGAGATGTAGCACAGGTTGAGCTGATTGATACGGATGGGGACGCCGTTGCCAGCGCGGGCGACCGTGTATTCACTAAGACGCCGGGAAAGGGTCTGTATATCGCTTTCAAGTACAATATCGCAGAAATGGAGGTCACGGAAGAAGATGGAACCTTATGAAAAAGTCGGATGGATTGACCATATTATTGATGTTATTTCTGGCAAAGTTATTCAGGAAGGTACGCCGGTCAGCCAGAAGAATATGAACCATATGGACGAGGGGATTTTCGTTAACCGTCAGCTGCTTATGCAGCAGTCCAGCCTGATTGAAGACCTCCAACGTGAAATCATTGCACTAAAGGAAGCGACAAGTAATAACATCGTTGGAAATGTCTTTACAGTCAACTTTCCGAAAGTGGATTCTGTTGCAATTACATCCGGCATTTATGACTCAACTTTACGAAAGATCTATGTATAACAAAAAGGAGCTGAATTATGGCAACCGCAAAGCTTGGCAGCAAAGCTGTCGGGAGTATTGTAAAAATTAAGGTGAACGGAACCTTACAAGAATTTATTGTTGTTCATCAGGGGATTCCATCAAATATTTATGACAAAAGTTGTGATGGTACGTGGCTTTTAATGAATGATATCTATGAAAATCGCAAATGGAGCAGCTCAAAAAGTAACGATTACAGAAACAGCAGCATCAATAATTATTTGAATGACACCTTTCTTAATTTAATAGATAGTGATATTAGAAACATTATCCGACAGGTCAAAATCCCTTATCGACACGGAAAAGGAAGTGACAGAGAGGTTAATGTTGGAG